TATCAATTACACTATGGTATGCACTATCGAATGCACCAAGGTAGCCATAGGTAGGCCGAGTTGTGGTGTCCCTCTCATCTTCCTCACCTACTGGTGAGACTACAAAACTAGGCATGCACTATGACTGCACTATATAAGGCAAGAGATTGCACTATGGTAGCCACTATGGTCTGCCTAGGTATACACAACATGCGAGTGATACATAAGGTATCGCACTATGGTCATCCCTAGGTATACCTATGGTATGCCACAAGGTAGCATCAGGAAGGTAAGGACAGATACCCCACACGCCCTACTTATCCACAGGCTATCCACAGCCTGCCCTCGATTTACCCACAGGTCACCAGAGTTATCCACAGCATGCACTATAGTTATCCACAGGTATCCCTGAGTTATCCCCAGGCTGGCCCACAGAAATCGATCGAGTTATCCACAGGCATACCCCGGCCCCTCCAAGGCAGGCCTATGGGGACAATTGGGCCGGGCCGAGGCCGAGAGACCTGACACACGCCTATATCAAATTTTGAAACTTGATGTATACCTTATGGCATGCACTATGGTATACCTAGGTCTGCCCTTCTTGACCTGGGTTAACCCTCGCCATACCCTATGAAATAATACTCGTCTTCTATCATGATCACCTCTTGTCTAACACGTTGGACAACCAGCCACACAGGGAGCAATACCCAGGTAATACCTGGGCATCCAGAGCGGCACTCATAGGTGTGCTGTGAGTGGCATAGTTGTTATAGGAATATCTCCCACATAACCTGTGACACATCAGCTGCGTTTGCACTCTTAATAGTGAAAGAGTTGAGGTCCGGGTTAGGTGTTGGTACGCTTGCATCTTGGGTTACTGCTGTCACAGACACAGGGCCTGCATTGCTTGGATAGGTAAGCCTGGTCAGCTTAATCTCAGACACCCACTTGAAGGTGTTTGCGTTAGAGCTAAACTGTCCCCTCACACGAGCATTGACGGTAGCAGTGCCAGCAACCAGGGTTGCAATACCTCTGACGTTCACATCGTCCAGGGTGTTCCTGCTCATACGCGGAGGTGTTGGTTGCACCGAGTACCCAGACAAGAGTGCCCATGCAAGGCCATGACCTGTCATGTCACAATCAGAGATGGTGACAAGTGTAGGGTCGATACCCATCGTACCGTGGAAGTACACTGCACGACCATTACCATCATACCGCAGGCTTGCCTCGGAGATGTTGAGAGGCGTCTGCTGTGTACC